TTAGACCCCATTCGAGAAATCTTATTAGAGCCGCCAAGATCGCAACCAATTAAGTATACTGTATCCACTTGCAGCCAATTCAAGACGCCTAGTGCTACAGAGAACGTATTCCCCTCAAACATAAATCGCATATAAGGAGATGTCTCCAGGGAAATGTCTTCTACATTTTCCACTAAAAAGGGTTCGTAGAAATAGGTCTCAGGCAGGTCCCTAACGGCAGTCCCCCTTACGAGCTTCTCGCTATGTGCCTTGTTATAATACTTCATACCTGGCGTGCTCCACAATTCAGAGTCAAAGGCGGCGGGAGCATCCATGCCGATCCATAAGTCAGGAGTAATAAACTTAAAGGTATTATTCAGGCATACTTTCAATAAGTTATTATTCGCTTCCAACGGCATTCTATCTACTTGTCGTATTGAGGGCCCAGTCCCGCACAATGCAGCGGAGTACCCTCTAAAGGCTCCATGGTGGGTTGTGTCCCTGTACCTCTGCCACTGACAGTCCCACTGCACTAATCCCATGATTAATGTATAAACATTGGAGTAAAACTTGAGTGGACTTCTTCCGCGGGACAGTTAATCATATCATAATAAATCTTGACCATCCAGTTACCCAAAACCAAAGCGGAGTAAGAGTCCTTTCGAGCCTTATCTGGCCCCGTCTGCCGCTTAAGGACCTGGGGAAGGTCAAAGGTCTGGTGTCCTTGTGGAGAGGTCGTTATTTGCACTAAAGCGCATTGCGTTTTAGTCAGGTTCACCATGTCAAACTGGTGCTCCACAAAATCAATCATCATCGCGTCTGAGCTGGTCTTTTCGGACAGGTCTATGCTATTGTCGAATTTAAGGGACTTTAATGGTATTTTTTTAGACAATTGCTCATGATAAGTATCCCCAAGATTTCTCCCTCCAAACCAGACCCTTCGGTGGTCGAAGTTAGCCTGGAGTAACTCGTTGGCCATTCTGATCCATCCGCTTGTGGGCTTTTGCAGAACACAGATCTTATGAGTTTCTAAATTATACTCCAGCTTGGCTGACCTTACGGACTCCTTATAGTTCTGGGGATTAGAGAAGTCGGACTCCATTTGACCAAAACTAATTTTCGCCTTCTTAAACACCTCACTTTCGTTTATGGCATTTAAAAACTGGACGCCGCCCATATAGTCCCCAATAATGGCAACAATATTAAAACTGGTCCACAGGTAGTGAAAATAGTTTATGTGGTCTTTTAGCTTAGTCCCCGCCAGTGCGTAGCTATGAACTAAAGTACCCCATCTATTTTTATCGTCTATCCTTAGGATTTGTATAGCAAAATCATCAGAGGTCTCGCTTTCCGCCCAACTCGGGTCAAAGGCTAAAATATATTTAGCCCCAGGTTGACCCTTCACTTCTAGTGACGGATTCTCCCCGCAGTCCACGGTGCACGAAGCCATAGTTGAAACCTTAAAGTACCCGCTACTATCATCCGTAAATACCGCTCCAAATTCTCGGTCATATTGACTTTGGCTCATGATGGCCTTTGCTTGTTCTATTAAGTTTCTGTCATACAGCATCTTGGGGGCCATGTCATAACTAAAATGCATTATAACGCGGTGAGCGTCGGTAGCCCTCCTCTTTTCATTAATAGTAGTGATGAGGCTTTCAAAATTATTATATACCTTAAATAAGTACTCGAATTTATAACTCGCAGAAGACAGTCCAATAAGTTTATTGTTCGGCCAAATATGCTTATCCTCTTTCTTCATTTTACCTTGAGCGATCAATGCATTTTCCGCTTGGTCTAAATCTTCTCGTTGAGTGGGGTTTTCCACTACCGATAAAAAGGGAATTATAACCTCGTTATATATCCTCTCTGGCATTAGAAGAAGCTCGTCAATGATAATCCTCTGAAACCTAAATCCGCGAAGCTTCTCTCCGTCGCCTAGCGGCAGGGCATGAATTCTAGACCTTCCTATTTGCATAGTCCACTGATCATTGGACTTGGAAGTCTTCGTGATACATTGGGCCAAGAACCTCGCGTTCGGCTTGTTGGCGATGTCTTCTATTTTTTTAAAGATTAACTTAGACTGCCGAAATGACTTACTTAGTATTCCAGTTTCTATTCCCTGATTTAAGATTGCGTCCAGGAATGCAAAGACTCCCGTAGTAAAGCTTTTACTCATCCCTCGAGACCAAATACCCAAGAAATAGTCCGTCTCAAACATGGACTTAACTGCCATGTGCTGAAAGGGAAAAAGCTTAACCCCGCTTAAAAGGTCCGTAGCAAAAGTTACATTCTCCCTTAGGAATTGGTATAGAAGTATTTTCGCCTCATCCTCCTGAATAAAACCCTTTCTGTCTAAAAGTAATTTATTGAAATCGCCGAATTGCGACCTCGGCCCCTGTATTCCTGTATCCCAGCTCATTTTTTATCTAAATAATATTGAATGTCTACATTCCAGAGGGGTTTTCCTATCGACAGCAGTCTTGGAATGACTTTCTCTGAATTCTTACGATTGCCACTGAATACAAATTGGCATACTCTGGGAAACATATGTGAAAGTACTCGCATATTATGCCATATATATCTTAAATTAGAACGATGGGGACAAAATACATTATTCTTCTTTATCTTAGCAATAGATGACTCTACTACAATATATAAATAACTATCGAAGTCTTTGGCTCTTTGTATTTCTCTAGTGAAGCGATCAAAGCCCGTCGAGAGGGTGGACTTAAAATCGGTCTCACTTTTGCGGTCAACATATGTATTAGTATAGTGTTCTCCCATTGAAGTATAGTCTCCGAAGTCTAATTTCATTTCTTCTGATTTTTTAAATTTTAATGGTTGCTGCTCTCTTGTATCTACAAATATACCGACATGCTCAAATTCTGAGGGCGGCTCATAGAAACTCTCGACAACTCCCTTATTGTAAAGGGGTTCTATTCCCACCTCCTCGCAGGCCGCTGTATAAGAGCCATAATGGCGTCTATAAAGACTTAAAGGGGGTAGTTTATTGAGGAGTATCTCCAAGTGGCTAGGCCCGTAAAATAGACTCTTTGTTGAAACTCTATGTCTCAGTTCTTTTAAGATAAATGACTTAACCTCCTCGTCTGATGCTTTGTCGCACCATTTTATCATTTGATTGTATGTCGAAAAATCCTTAACAAAGTAATCCTCCTTATTCTTGAATGGAAGCGGATCTTTGGTTAGTAAGTTATAACGCGGAAAATGTTTAGTATAATACTCCGCCAAGGTAAGTCCATGTTTTTTAAAGTGGGCATGGAGGGAGCGCTCCGTCTCGAACTCCTGCTCGCACTCACTACAGGTATACTTCATAGCACTTCATCTGTTCCAATCCCTAGCACTCTAGCCTTCCACGAAGGCATGTCCTCTATCCTGTGCACTTCTTTCTTGACCGCCCTCTTTTGCATTTCAGCTATCTTGATCATTAGACTTCTTTCGGCTTCATCCTGAAATAACTCTACCAAGCTAAGTATACTCGTGGTTTGCTCATTCCTGTTGGCAATCCTTTTGGCCCGATCTCCGTTAAGCCTATTGATAAGAGATTCCTGCCGTTTTTCGCATTGGTTGTACTCCTCACTTTTAGTCTTAAGGATTTCCGCAAGCCTTACGGACATCTCCTGTTGCCCGTCAGCCTCATTGAAAAGTCTATTTAGCTTTTCCATATGGTTGGAAATGTTTTTAAGATTAATGTAATCTACGCACACATTAATGTAAAGGTTGATTTCGTCTGGAGTAAGGTCTGTTTTATCCCACGTCGCTCTTATGAATTCCGCCTCAAACAAATCCCTATCCTGCTGGTTGGTATAATTGTTTATAGTAAAACTCAATCTGGGAGACCGAAGATACATTAGTACCATATCCACGCTTCGCTGTTGCTGGACATTTAAAGCCCCCGCCTTAAGTTTCTTGCCTACCCAGTCATTGATCCGCTTAACCAATAAAGGTACTGAAGTACACGGCTCCCACGCCCTATTCAGAGCACTATCTTCTGGAGCCACATTGCTAGGCATTACTTGCTTGATGTGGTCCGCAATGACCAAAGTCTCCTTACTCAAAGGGCTTAGGTTTTTATCAGGGAAAATAATTTGAGCAATGCGATAGGCGTTCATATCATCGTTGGCATACTCTTCTACAAATTCCTTTTGTTCCGCAGAGAGGTTTACATCTTTCACTTTCTCCGCCTTAGTGGTTTTATAATTTAAATCCTTTTGGGCAAGATACTCGCGCACAGCCCTCCCCTCCTTGGTTCGACCGTCTAAGCCGTCATCCATAAAGGCCGCCCGAGTCAGCTCAATTAAATCAGGCAACTGAGAAAAGTTCTCGTCAATGAAAAGCTTCTGGTCTTTAGTTAAATCCATCAGTATGTAGGAAGATGTCCTGAGTGCCGAGGATTTTCTCAGCTTTTAGTCTAAATAGTTTCTTAAGATTCTTAATTTGCTTATAGCCCGCCTTTCTCCCCTTTTCGCTGGTCTTATAGCCCATTTCTTTTGCTACGTCCTCCTCCTCTTTGTGTTCTATGTAAAGAAGGGAATAAATCTTGTAATGCCTGTCATTAAGCAATTCTCTCATTGCGAGATGGAGTTTATTTGATGCTGTTTCTATTGAGATGTCATCCGCTGGCTGAGTGAAAACCTCGTGGGTATGATGCTCCAATGTCAGAGCCATCTTGATGTCGTAGGCTGATTTTTTAGTTTTTTCCCATTTGGAATAGATGGGGCACCCAGAGTCCTGAGAGCCACTCTTAGTGAAGCCGCAGAGCCCGCTTGACCCCTCCTCTCCCGAGCTTTGATTGAATGGGCAATTGACGCACGGTTTAACGAAGCTGGAATAATTATTACGTAATATGTTTTTTATCTGATTAGTAATAATTTTATTAATCCAAGGAGCCAGGTTCCGTTCCTGATCCCATAATCCCCACTTTTTATGAATATGCGCTCGAATGATTTGGCAAACGTCATCGTAATCCATCCAAGTTACCGAATGCAAAAACCAAGCCCCCCTGCGTTTTACTAGTTCCTCATCTATGCGACTAGAACAATCAGAGTAGGATAAACCTTTTTTAGCTTTTTTCTTTTTTTCCACCTACGTCGAGACTTGTGTTTCCTACGCTTTTACACTCCGCAACGCTCCTCGATAATACTTCTTCCTTGCTGGGCTGTTGGGCTTTTTTTGATGAATTATGTTTCCTACGCTTACCTCGACTCTCCTCCGCGGGTTGTTGGGTAGCTAGATCTCCAAGTTTTAGAGATTTAGAGCCAGCTCCCTCATAGTCAATATCATACTGTAGTTGGGAAAGCTGGGGTACATGGTCTTGATCTGTAACTTCCTCGATAACAGGACTCGCCGCTCTAGCGGGTTTCCCCCCGTTTAAGGAAGCGCCACATTTGCCACAAAAGTTAGGAGGTGAAAAACTATACTCAACCTTATTGCCGCAAGAAGAACAAAATTCAGTTTTCATTCTCTATAATAAGATTTTGGCCCTAATAGTCTACACCAGATATCCAGCGACAATCCTGGACTGGGTTTTCAAAAACCCTATTAGGCTCCCGTTCGGAGCTTGATTGAACCCTACCTTTCCCTGGGGGCACTTATTTCTTACATAATCTATTCCGATAATCCCAATTATTTTCCCATTTAGAGTACTAAGAGTCACGTTATAGATACTCTGGACTCCCTTGTGCTCTAGCAATTTAATAAAAGCGTAGTCATCCAGAGAATCTAAGTCGGAATAAGCAAACTCGCCTTCCTGTACTAAGGTATTTATATAGTGGTGAAAATTAGAAACCCGATAGTTCTGGGAGAGCGCCGATTCCGAACTGATTCCCTCCCTTACCACTTCATGAGTACAGCTAAATTTCTGTTGGCCTCTTCCTGAAAAATAATCTTCCCCATTATGGAATTCCAACACATAGGCTCTGTCGGCCCCTGTTTCATCTAGCGTGTGCTGAAGGGCCGTGTAGACATTAGCATTTTGCTGCGTTTCTTTCGTGAGAGGGTCACACAGCTTATTACCCCATCGATGTTTTAGCCATACCGCTAGCAGGGTAGCTGCTGCCGATAATATAGCGGCAGCTATAGATAAAAGGGACTCTGTCACTCCTGCGGCATGGCATCGTAGTCGGCCTTGCTGCAGAACTTAGTAAGTTTTGTTCCATCTTCGTCCACGGCGCTAAATGCATATCGAACGGAAATCTTTCCATTCTTTGTTGTTCTTTCGTAAGTTTTCTTCTCTATTTTAGCGGAGGCTATTTGTACCCTAGCTTTTTTCTTAACGTTGTAAAATTCTATCATAATCTATTTGTGGTTATTTTAATTAAAAAAGGATAAGGAGAGGCCTCGCTCGTCTGAAGGGATTTTTTATCGCCTTTCCTACTATGTTTACCCGCTCCCTCTAGGGGAAGGGAAATTATTTTTTCTAAAGAGGGAGTGGCTACCGACTCATCTATTGCCCATAGTATGGAATTTTTAGCGGCCCACTTCTTCATTCGTCTAATAGGAACAATAAGATTAAATTGCTCTCCCACTCCTCGAACCAGCATCCCCACATACCTGCCGTCTTCTAAATATACACCGCCACCTGACGAGCCTGGAAATGCAGTAACGGTCGTTTGGTCAAACTCGACCTTGCCGTAAGTGCGCCCAATTTGAGAGATAATTCCACTCGTCATGCTGTTGGAGCCTAGTTGCCCCAATAGAGATCCTACGTGAAATAATTGCGTGCCAATAGGTATGATCGGCTCGCTTTTCTCTAGATAAAACTTGCAGCCGTCCTTGGAGTAGCCAGTTGCCCTTACCATGAGTAGAGCTAAGTCCTCTCCGTGATCAGAGTCGCTATATTTAATGACTCGGGCGTCCATCTTCACCTCTCCTACCCTTCTTCCGCCCTCGACTAATTCTTTGATTATTTGTGCGTCTTTAAATTCCACTACCGAATGAGTATCCCCTTTTTCATCTACCACCTCTCTGACTGACCTTAGTGAATCTACTACATGGGCAGCTGTCCATACAAAAGTCATTTCTACTCCTCCCACTTTCCTGGTGGCCAAAACTCCTGACCCTTCAGATTTTTGATACTCCCCGTCGGCCCTAATGGTTACAGAAATATTCTTGAGGTGATCAGCCACCTCCCTGCGGGTTGGCTCCTTTGAATAGGAAAAAACAACTAGAGGTAAAAATAAGAGTAAAAAGATAGTTTTCGTCATAGTATACATGTATATAATAATGGGACCCAATCATATATTACACTAATATTTTTTTTGTACAGGAATTTTCGCTAGATGCTAAATTCATAGGTTTCTGGGTGTAAGTATGAGCACTTCAGTATGCACAAGGCAGTCTTAGCATTATGCCAGGAGTTCACCACCCAACTCCTGTGTTCTCAGGACCCAAATAATTGGGGAATGGCTTTACGTATAAAACGTAAGTATTTTCATGCCCTTTCGGTTCGCATTGAACGCATGGGCTATAAAATAAACAATATGGCCAAAGAGCGTAACAACTATTACTTCCTCCATATTACACCAGATGAAGAGAGGGAGACTGCAACCATTAAGCATAAAATAACCAGCGACTTTATCCTAGATCTTTACGAAGAAGCGTCTCTCCTGAAAGGTTCCGCGAAAAGAAAACTAATGATTAAGGTCAAATTACTTAGTCAATACATCGGCGGATACATGGTGCAATAAAAAAAATGAACAAAGAACTTGCGATAATAATAGAATTAACCTAAAACTCACGGACGACTTCCTTACTGTAAAAAAGTAAGGTTTGTTATATAAACCCCCCCAAACCAAAGATAGTTGCGTA